CACGCCGCTCGCGAGCACCTTCACGGAGGGGTCAACGAGATAGACACGGTCGGAACCGCTGGCGGTGGCGTAGGAAAGGGCGGCGGCGTCCGTGGTCGAGGGGCCGTCAGCGACGATGACAGCACGGAGGCGGTTGGCGACGGTCACCAGTTCGGTGAGGACGCCAGCGGTCTTGGTGAAGCCCGGGGCGATGAGGATGCGGGGCTGGACACCGAGGACGGACTCAGCACCGAGGAAGACCTTGACGCCCGAGTAGGTGCCGTTGGTCGCAACGCCACCGATGACGTTGGTGAGGGTGGCGGCGGCATCATTGCCTTCAGCCACGCGCACGACGACCACGACCGCTCCGGCCTGGTCATAGATGCCGTCGATGGCGGAGGGGATGGTGCCGTCCGTGCCGAGCTTGGCGACGAGCGTGGGCTGGTAGCCAGCGAGCAGCACCGGGGTGTTGAGCGGGAAGGCCGTGGCGTCGGCGTCAGGAGCGGTGCCGATGAGGCCGATGACGGAGCTCGCGACGGTGCGGATGCTCCGCTTGCCGTCGGTCGCTTCGATTACTTCAACACCGTGGAGGAACTGTTCGGGCATGGTCGTTGGGTCTTAAGTTGTAGGGGGAAGTTTACCCTCGGAGGGCTGGGTGGTCTTGTGCGGTTGCTTCGCCCGCATGACCTTGGCGGCGACCACGCCCAGGAACAGGAGCCCGGCGGGCCACGCATAGGAAGGCTCGGGCACGGCTTGCGGCGTCCACGTGTTGAAGTCTTGGGAGATCAGGGTCGAGCCCACCATGCTTCCGACGACCGGGCGGATGTTGGCCTCGTTGAGGTTGATCTCCACGTCGCCTCCGGGGAGCGTGAGGACGTCGGTGATTTGCCCCATCCAGACCTGACCATACATCGCCGGGGTGGCGTTGTTGGAGTTGCCGAAGTCAACGAACAGGTAAAGCGGGCCGGGCTCGCCGACCAACGTGCCGTTGGAACCGAAGAGGGAACGCCCAGGGCCGAAGTGGTTGGCCTCATACCAGCCCGTCCATGAGACCGTGATGGGGTTGCCCGTCCACTCGTTGAGCGGGCGATACTTCGGGGAATAGCCGAGGTCCCATTGGACGAGCGCGAGGCCTCCGTCTCCGAAGCTCTCACCCCAAGGGGTCTTCAGCAGGAAGTCCGTGCCAGTGATCTTGTAGTTGGTGACTGCCATAAATCAGCCCCCGCTTGGGGATGGGTCTATCTGGTCCTTGAGGACGTTCTGCTCGACGTTCTTGATGATGTTGTCCAAGGCCGCAGGGCCAGCGGGCGGGGGCGGGCCGGGAGGCGGGGGAGGCGGTGCCCCGTTGGACTTGACCGCCGCCTGGATCTCCGGCGAGGGAGGCAAGGGGGCGATGGTGGGCGGGGCCGCAGGGGCTCCGTCCTTGCCAGCCGCCATGCTGAGCTGCTGGCCGGGCTTGACCGCCATCGGGGCAGCACCGCCGGGCATCTCGACCTGGACGAGGCCTCGTGCGCAGCCGACGTTGAAGACCGCCGTGCCGTCGGCGTTGCGGCGGAACTCCACGGCGAAGACCGTCCCCTTGATCTTCACGGTCCCCACGGGCGTCTTGAGCGTGAAGACGGAGTCGGGCACGAGCTTCTTGACGTCCCCGATGACCTTGCCCCGGATGACCTCGATGTCGGTCAGGGAGGGGGCGGACTCGCGGACGCTCTTGCCGTCCGGGCTTGGGGGGATGGGAGCCCCGGTCAGTTTCAAGGTGTGGACCACGACCTCGGCGTCCGGGGTGATGGTCAGTTTGGACCCGTTGCCGAGCCACAGGACGGCGTTTGACTCCTTGGAGGTGGCGATGGTCGCCTCGGGGGTGAAAGCCGTCCGAAGGGCCAAGGCAGACCCCTTGGCGGTGGCAGTCCCCTTGAGTTCAATCGGGGTAATGGGTCCGTCTGTTGCCGCCCCCATGAGAAGGGCGGGCAGGATGAAGAGCAGCCAACGCATCAGAGTGACCTCCGATAGCGAATGAAGACCGCCACGCCCACGAACAGGGTCCCCACGCCCAAGGCCCAGCCGATGTCCCGGACCATCTTGAGGGCCACGGTGGCGGAGGAGAGCTGACCCTCCAGCTTGAGGTCGTCGGACTTAATCCCGGCATCCGTGATGAGGAGGGCCATCGTGTTGCTGTCCTGGAACGAGGCCAGCACGAACCCGGAGATCCATGCGCACGAAGCGGCGGTGATAGCCGAGACGACTACCAAGGCCACGACCGCCAGCAGGAGATTAGCGTCCCCGTTTGGCTGGCTTGCAGGACTTGGCGGCGGGCTTACGCTTGGCTTTTGGTTTGGGGCTTTCTTCTTCATTGGGGTTGACCTCTCCGACTTCCTTCTCGGCACGCTTCTTCAGCCACGCCATGAGCCAGTCGAGGGCCTCGGGACTTGCGTATCCGATGGCACCGATGGCACCCATACGGAGGCCGGGGCTGGTGATGTAGTCGTTGAGCGCATAGCCAGCGAGGGCGGCGGTGATGCCAGCGGCGAGCACCCGGCGAGCCACCCATCCAGGAGAGACAGGAGTGGTGCTCAGGAGGAGGCGGGCCGTCATCGCGAGGCCACCGATGATGGCAGCGACGAGGCCGCTTTTCGCTTCAGCCGGAAGGTCGTCGAGGTTCACCGGGGCCGCACTCACTTGCTCAAGGGGTTGGGGGTAGGTTGACGTCGTCGCCCTTCACTTCCGCGATGGGCTTCTTGTGGAAGCGTTCCCAGAACAGGTAGAGCCCGAAGCCCACGAACAGGACGATGGCGGAGCCAGCAACCCAAGGAAACCACTCCGAGTCCAGCACGTAGGGCAGGGCGGCGGCGAACGCCCCGGCCAGCATCAGCGGGATGCCGATGCGGACGGAGGCGAACGCGCACGCAAGCGCACCCACGGCGATGAGCCCGGCACCGAGTAGGCTGAAGATGTTCCGGCTGGCCTCCTTCTTCACCCGCTCGATCTCCTTGCCCAGCTCGACGATGCGGGCGTCCTTGAGATCAGAGACCCGCTTCGCTTCCTTCTGGTCTGCCTCCATGCGAGCCCACGCACTGTCGATGCGGGCCAGCAGTTTGCGACCATACTCCTGAGCCGCCTTGTATTCGGCATCCGCTCCAGGCGTGCCGACTCTGGACGCACGCTCGCGTGCGTAGGCGACGTCCGCAGGGCTCGGGGTAGGCAAATACGAAAGGGCCACGCCCGTCTCGGCACGGACCACGTCCGGCTTGTCGGCCTGTTCCTTCGCCACCGTGACGGCGGCGGCGACACGACCGTCCACCTTGTCGAGATCAGCACCGACCTTGGTCATCACGCCCCCGTCGGTCGGAGCCTCCGGCTGTTTAGGCAGGGGCTTCTCGAAGACGGAGCACCCGGTCAAGACCAGGAGCAGGAGCAGTGCGTGAGACCGCATCGGTCTTACTTGCGGACGATGGATTCGTAGAACGCCTTCAGCTTGGCGACGAGGCCGAGGCCGTCGGCCTTGGCGGCTTGGGCCTTGCCGACGTTGTTGACGGCGATGAGCCACCCGGCAATCAGGCCGAGGGCGAACGAGATGATGATGGAGTACATGTTTAGGAGAAATTCCAGTTTCAAGGTTAGAGGGCTCGGATGATGTAGGAGAGGGCCATGAAGGGCTGCATGTTGTTGTGCGTCCCGCTGCTGCCAGTGCTTGACGTCAGGCCGACGACTGCGGGGTTTGCGTTTCCGTTCGTGTCGTAGCTGCCGTTGGAGCTGGTGCTGTTGTTCTTGGTCGCGTATTGCGCTGCCGTCAGATTGGGCGAGCCGTTGGCGGTGTTGTCGTTGTTGTGCGTGAAGTGCTGGTGCGCAGGGATCTCGGCGGTCGAGAGCTGATGCACTTCGGCACCGCCCGTCTGGCCTCGCGTGCGGGCGGACAGGCCCGAGCCCGTGCCCACGCCGATGATGGCACGGCCACGGAGATCAGGAAGGTTGAACGTGGACGAGCCATCCCCGGCACCGAAGGCCGTTCCGACCAGGGCGAACAGGTTGGCGTAGGTCGTGCGGCTGACCGCAGAGCCATCGCAGAGAAGCCAGCCCGTGGGGGCGGACGTCGCGACTGTCGGGAGGATGGTGCCAGTGAGCCCGGCGTAGATGTCGAGTAGTTGAGACATAAGAGGGGGAATTAGATGACCTCCACCTTGATGAGTGGGCCGAGGTCGGCGGGCGTGACGGGTTCGGAGAACTCGACCACGTAGGGAGCGCCACCGCCGAACTGTTCGAAGGTCGGCTCCGCATCTCCGAAGACGGAGCGGCGAAGCTCCTGCCAGTCGGCGATAAGAAGGCCAGAGACTTTGATGGTGTATCTCATGGTCAGAAGTTAATCGTTGCGAATTTGGAGCGGGAGTTGACGAAACCACCAGACACGCCAGCACCGCACACGATCTCCTCACGCCATACGCAGACAGAAGCGTAGGACGCTCCGGCTGGTCCGGCGGCGGTGGTGGCAACTGAGTTTCCGTTGACGTAGAGGGTAGTCGTTCCGTTTGCCTCCTTGATAATGTCCCAGTCGAAGAACGGGAAGTCTCCGCCAGCGTCAGCAAGGATGGCGTAGGTGGACGTGACGTTGGTCAGCGTCGTGCCGTTGTGGACTTGCAGGACTAGATACTGAGGGGACGTTCCGCTCGATACCTTCCAACCAAATCCTGCACGGGCAAGGTCGCCGTTGGCGTCAGCCTCGGCCTTGCCGCAGTAGAAGCCCCAAGTGATGCCAGCCGTCGTGGTCGTGGACAACGACGTTCGGCCAGCGCACCACCATACCTTGTTGAAATTGGTATAGGAGACGGACCGCTCGCGGGTCGTCATTGTCTGCGTCTGGTCAATCTGCGACGCGCCGAACGTGCGCAAGACATGGGACGAGCTGGCAGAAACGGCTGCCCGGGTCGTGACTGCACCAGCCTGGAATGTGACAGTCCCGGTGTTGGTCGCAGTCATCCCAGCACGATAGATGCTGATGAAGTCCGGCGACATCTGAAGCCATGCCGCACGATTGGGCGACATGACGGTGGTCGTCGATGTGATCGAGCGGGCCTGAGCCGTGGTTGCGTAAGCCGGAACCGCCGACGTGACGTAGGCCTCGGTCGCAAGGTTCTGCGTGGCTCCGTTGATACGGGCCGAAAGTTTGAACGTGGTGCCGTTGTGCCAGACGTCGCCGTTGGCAAGGCTTGATGGATCTCCGGCGACCGGGCCGACGTTGAGGCCAGCGGTTGTCGAGCTGTGGCTGACCGTTTGCTTTTGCCCTGCCGTGAACGTGTTGGAGTTGGACTTCTGGGCAAAGTAGCGGGTCGTGCCGTTAATGCGGCAACCAAGGTCGAACGTGGTCGTGAACAGGTCGCCGTTGACGGGGGTGTTTGGCTGACTCCCGTGCGGAAGGTTCAGAAACGCCGTGGCCGTGGTCGAGGCGGGCGTGTTGATCTTGCCCGTGAACGTCGCCCCGGCGAGGGAGGCCTTACCAGCGAGCGCAGTCGGCGAGATGCTCACCACCGAGCCGCCGTCCGTCTTGGTGAAGACGTCCCCGGTGGCCGTGTTGATAGCCAACTCGCCCGTGAGGAGGCTCGCCGCTCCGGGGATGGAGGTCCCCCGCTTATGTAGGATGGTGTTCGGCATGGTGCCCTAAAACCCTGCCTTAGAACGTGCCGCCGTCAATCGTGATGCCGTCGATAGTGCCGCCAGTGATTGCCACGTTGTTCGCCGCCTGGAGCGCAAGGGAGCCGAGGCCGAGGTTCGTGCGGGCCGTGGCGACGTTCGTGAGATCAGACAGGTTGGAGGACTTGACCAGCTTCTCGCCGAGGGAGGTCGAGATGGTCGTGGCGAAGTTGGCGTCGTTGCCGAGGGCGGCGGCGAGCTCGTTGAGCGTGTCGAGCGCAGCAGGGGCGGACGAGACGAGGTTGGAGACAGCGGTCGCGACGAAGGCCGTCGAAGCGGCTTGGGTGCTATTCGTTCCGGCAGAGGCGGTGGGCACGGTCGGCACGCCAGAGAAGGCCGGGCTCGCGAGGCGGGCCACCGTGGCGTCGGCGGAGATCGTGACGGTCGTTCCAGCGACGGAGGTGCTGATGCCAGAGCCAGCGGCGATGCTCGGGGTCTGCCCGTCAACATAGGCCTTGGTCACCGCATGGTCAGCGGCGGTCGGGGTCGGGACGATGGGGCTGGCAGAGAAGGTCTTCGTGCCGCCGATGCTCTGGGCCGTGGACTTGTCCACGAACTCGCCCTTGCCGCCGATGGCGACGATGGAGGTGGCGGAGCCGCCAGCACCGCCCGTGCCGACGCCGATGAAGAGCTTGTCGCTCTGCTCCGAGAAGGCCAGTTCGGCATTCAGCAGGGAGGCAGGAGCCGCCGAGGAGGTGGAGCGTTTGATGCGGATAGGGTTAGCCATGTGTGTAGGTCTTTATGTTTGGTTGTTAGAAGTTGCCGCCGTCCACCAGCTCGACGCCGGGGCGGTTGCGAAATTTGTTGGCGGAGTAGACCAGGACATCCCCATCGGCGGGGGCGGTCACGTCCACGTCGAGGAGTTGTCCGATGGTGTAGGTGGACAAGTCTCCGGGCGGGCCTTGAATACCAGGAGGACCGGGTTGACCGACCTCGACCAGCACGATCTCCGTGGCGAGCGGGTTCCCGGCGTAGACGTCGAACACCAGGGGAGTCTCCCCCAGCACCTCGACCTCGACCGTGCCGAGGGAGATCTGTTCGACTTCCATAATCATGGGGTGACGCTCTTGGAGACGGTGACGCCCCGCTTCTCGGTGTGGACGGTGATGCCGTCCTTCACGACCTTGCAGTCCCACTCGGCTTCGCCAGCGGGCCAGTTGGCCGTGACGGCGGCTTCGATGCGCACGAACCAGCGGACGCTGGGCTGGGCGTCGAGCGTAACGGTCGCCATGTGGCGGACGCCGTCAGAGGTCTTGACCGCCGAGGTGATGGCATAGCCAGCCAGCGAGGCCGGGGTCGTGGCCGAGGCCTTGAACCCGCATCGGAGCTGGAAGGTGTCGCCTGTCGCGAGGGTAATCATCAGGGGCGGGCGGGCCAGACGACGGCGTCCGGCGTGGCAAAGGTTTCGGTGATGTCGCGGAGGACCTCGCGGTAGGTCGCCCAAGCGGCCTTGTCCACGGGAGCGTCGGCGAGCTGCGTCCAGTCGGAAGAGGCGAGGAGTTCGTTCCGCTTTGAGCGCACGTCGTCCCAAGTGAGGACAGGGGCCGCAGGGGCCACCGCCTGGGGAAGGCCATCCTCGTCGCCGACGATGACCTTGCCGGAAGTCTGCTCGGCGAGCAGCTCGTCATGGCGTTCCTTGCTGATCTCCACGACGTCGGACGGCACGGCCTCGCCGTGGATCTCCGGGTCATAGAAGCCGCCAGTGGTTTTGGAGTAGAGCATGAGATTAGTATCCGATGGCGATGTATTTGCAGACGCCGATGTAATTGGCGTAGATGCCTACCTGTGAAAGGCTTGTCTTTCCTGGAGTCGTCCAGTCGATGTGTGCAACTTCTCCTCCGCTTGAATTGGCACCGTCAACAGAGGTGTCTGCAAATGCGAAGGCGTTAGGAAAGGCGATGGGAAGAGTGATGACCTGCGGTGCCGGGATGGTGTTGCTTCCGTTGGTCGTGAACGTGCCCCACTGGATGATGATGCCAGACGGAAGGACCTGATAACCGCTCGCTGCCTTGAGGCTGGTGCCCTCGGCATAGGCCTTGGTGGCGGCCTGTAGAGCGGCGGTCGGAGCACCCGACAGGGTAAGCAGACCCGTCATCGTGCCGCCAGCGGTGGCGACGTAGGAGCCAGCGGCGGCGGTCGCGATGGTGCCAAGCCCAAGGTTGGTCCGGGCCGTGGCGGCGTTGCTCAGCTCCGAAAGGTTGTTGAGCTTGTTGAGGTAGTTGAGTGAGGCGGCGGGGTCGTTCTGGACGGCGAGCACCTTGGAGCCAGCAGGATATGACTGGGCCAGCGTGAACTGGGTCGTGCTGCCGACCGTCAACTGGTTCGGGCGGAGGCGGATGCCTTCGACGTAGACAGCCATTCCGTTGGTCGTAGCCGTCGAGAGATTGACCACGGTCTGAGAGGCGGCGAGGGTCTGGAGTTCCTCGACCACGTTTACCGTGATGTTCTGGGCGGCGAGCGGGTCGGCCCACTCGGTGTCGCCGTTGGCGTTGGACTTCTTGCGGAGGATCTGGCCCGTAGTGCCGCCGGGGAGAAGCGCACCAAGGGAGAAGTTGGCGTTCACCCAGGAGCGGGTCGCGATGTAGAAGGACGGGTCGACGACGAGGTTGATGGCCCCGACTTGGTCCACCTGAGCGTAGATGCGGACGACCATCTCGCGGGCCGAGCCCTCGGCGACAGTCGGCTTGTAGACCGAGCCGATGTTTGCGACGGCGAGGAGGTCGCCGGAGCCGTCGAACAGTCCGAGCTCACGGGCCGTCCATCCACCGACAGTCGAGGCGATGACGCCTTCGAAGATGACTTGGCTGGAGTTGGCCGGGTTGACGGAGATCGAGCTGACGGTAGTGCGGTAGACCTCGCGCACGAGGGCCGTCTGCGTAGAGGCGGGCGTGGTGGCGTTTCCGTTGCCATCACCGATGGCGATGTGGGTCGCGCTCACGGTCGTGCCGTTCGCGATGGCGGTGGCAATCTTGGCTTGGCCGAGGGTTGTGAGGAGGCAGTTGAAGGACATGATGTTTCTTTAAGCGGGGAGGACTTCGATGAGCACGGCGTCGCACTCGGCGGTGAGGACGCTCATGGCGTTGTGCCGGATGAGGGAGTCGATGGAGAGGAGGTGGGAACGTGCGTTCTTCACCTTCAGGGCGATGGCGGCTGCTTGCGTGTAAGCCTCATTAATCGCGGCCCCGCTCGTGACGTCGATGCCGACACGGAAAGTGTAAGCCGTTCCCGTCTGGTCGTTCACGACGCACTCATAGCCGATGGCTTGGAGCGCACGCTTAAGGGCTCCGATGGTTCCCTTCACGCGATGGACTGCGATGCTCTCGGCGATAGCCTGACGCTTCTGATCTTCCAACCAGGTGCTGTCCCAAGGGTCAACGGCGAGCGACCAAGCCAACCAAGGAAGGACGCCAGCGGGACAGGTGAACGGGTCCCACAAGTCACCCACAGGCACGGGCACGGCCCCGGCACGAACAGCCGTCAGGGAAAGCGCACGCTCCTGCTTGGTGGCGTTGATGGGAAGGAGATCACTCATCCAAGGGTCAACGTGATGGCGGTGCAACGGCCCGCTTGCGTGGGCGTGATGTCGAGGTTGGCGGAGGGCGAGGAAAGGACGACCTTCTCGACGCCGGGCTGGTGCAGGGCGGCGTAGATGCCGGACAAGTTCACGTCGGCACCGATGCGGAAGCGGGCCGTGGCGAAGGCCTGAGCGGCGGCTTGGCAGTTAGCCAGGACGACCGAGGCGTCGGGGCCGTCGTTGACGTAGATGGTCGCCGTGATGGCATAGGTCACGATGCCAGCGGCTTGGACCGTGACGTTGTCCGTGAGCGGGCGGACGTCTTCGGCGGTGAGCTGCGCAGTCACCTGAGCGAGTTCGGTCGAGGTCGGGACGCCGTTGTTGTTCACCGAGAGGACGGTCACCAGCACGTTGCCCGGGGTCGGGCTCTGGACGGCGACGTCCTTGATGGTCGCCACCTTGAGCGCATGGAAGACATAAGCCCCGGTCGGTCCGGCGGTGCTCAGGCCTTCAAGGGAGAGCTGCACCCGGAAGCGGAGATCAGCGTCGGCCTCCATCACTGCGGCGACGGGCGGGATGGCGTTCGGGTTGGCGGGCACCAGCGTCTTGCGGGTGACGCCGAAGAGGGCGGCGAGCTGGTCGAGGTTCGTGCCTCCAGCGTAGGCCAGCATGACGCTCTTGGCGGCGTCGTTCACCCGGGCACGAACGAGGGTCTCGCGGTAGGCCGCGACCTCAAGGATCTTGTAGGCCGGGTCGGACTCGACGATGGCGGTGAACAGGGGGTCGCGAGAGCGGAGGTCCGTCAGCATCTCGGCGAGGATGGTCTCAAACGACAGCACCTCCACCACGGAAGGGGCGGGGAGGGTGCTGAGGTCGATGGGAGAGTTGTTTGCCATTAGATGACGATGCCCTCGACGACGAGGGGCTTGCCCGTGGGAATGTAGGTGGCGGTCAGGGTGACCTCAATCTTGCCGACCTCGGCCTTGGAGACGTTGACCGTCTCGACCTTGAGGCGGGGCTCCCACTTGCGGAGCGCAGCGGCGGTGGCGGCGTAGATCTCCACCATCGTGGACTTGTTGACGGGGGCGTCCACGAGCTGGAAGAGCTTGGAGCCGTAGTCGCGACGCATGACCCGGGAGCCGAGAGGCGTGCTCAAGATGTCCCGCACGGACTGACGGAGGTGGTCGAGTCCGGCAAGCCCCTTGCCCGTGCTGGAGTCCATGCCTCGCATTGAGGGGGCAGTTTACGGGGAGGGGCTGTTTTGGTCTTGTGCGTTTACTTCGCTCAGACGGGTGTGGAGGTCTGCGAGGAGCCGCTTTGGACACTGCCGTGTCTGTGCGTGGCGAGGCTTTTGCCTTGGGCGACGAAGTCTCCCGAGGTCGTCCATGTGCCTGTCGATGAGCCGCTCCCGCCCGTGTGCGTGATGTTGCCCGTGAGGGCAATGGTGGGGGCCACGATGACGGCTTGCGTCCCGGCCTCAAGGCGGGCCACCGAACCAGCCGAGACGGTGGCGTTGCCGTCGGCCTCGACCAGGGCGTTGCCCGTGGCGGAGATCGTGGCGTTGCCCGTCACGTTGACCACCAGCGAAGAGCCGGAGGCGGGCAGGGCGATGGTCAGGGAATGGAGCGCACGGTCATAGGTCGCCGAGGCCCCGTCCGAGAAGACCATCTTGCTGACGTCTGAGGACGAGGAAGGGGGCGGGTTGGTGGTCGTGTAGACCCCACCCAGCACAAAGCCCGCCGTGAGCTCGCCAGAGGGGGAAAGCACAAGGACCTGTTCGCCCACCTCGGGCGGGTGCCAGGTCTTGTCGGGTCCGGCCTTGGCGGTCAGGAACGGCAGGGGGGCCGTCAGGAGGTCCCCGATGGTCACCCGGCAACGGGCGTTCGGGAGATCCACGGAAGCCACCGTGCCGACCCTTACGAGGTTGGCGAGGCGGCGATGGACGTCGGCGGTCTGGGCGAAGCTCACGGGACGATCTTGATGTAGTCGTTGAGGTGGGCGGCCCCGGTGTTCGGGTCGATGCCCAGCCAGACTTCGGTCGGGATGACGCCCGTGGCGTCCCAGACGGACGTGCCGAGGTAGGCGGGTTGATGCCTCCACATGACCCGCATGCACTCATACTCGTTGCCAGCGTCCCCGGCGAAGGTGTCGGGGTCGGCGGACATTGGCCGGGCCGGGCCGATGGGCTGACCGAACCGCTTGTCCTTCACCCAGGACATGAACGATGCCGCGAGGAGGCGGGCGGCGAGTTTGCCCGTGCCCTTGTAGGACACCACGCAGTAGGCGTTGAACGTAAGCGTGGTCACGACCTGGTCGGTCCCCACGTCGTCCGGGTCTGCTGCCTCGATTGAGTCCAGCTCGAAATAGACGGCGGGCGTCTTCACCAAATCGCCGGGGCGAGGGTAGGCCCCCACGTCCTTGAGATCAGGGAACTGCGCACGGATGGCGGCGGTGATGGCTGTATGTAGAGCCGAGAGGTTGGCTTGTGGGGTGTT